AAACATGAGCAGCGAGCCGTCATCGCGGACTGCGGCGATGATCGAATAGGTCTCGGCCATGTAGGCCCACGAGACGATGTTGAAGCCGCGGAAAAAATGCGGCGAGAAGATGGTGATGTCGTTGCTGTTGTAGCCGTCGATCGAGAACTCGTAGCCAAGGCTGCGGACGGTGTTGCCGACCGCCGTCTGGTAGAAGGAGACGTTATCGACGACCAGGGCCTTGAGGCGCGACCCGCCGCGGCCGCTCTGCCGGTGGGTGACGATATTGGTCGGCGAGATGAAGTCGTCGCTTCCGCCATCGATCGAGAACACGCTGTCGCTGGTGAGCGCGAGGAGGGTGTTCATCGGGACGATCTGGTTGACCGCGTTCACCTTGCCCGCGACCAGCGCGAACGAGCCCGCGTCGCTGGCCTGCAGCGGCCGCGAGATGTCGGCGTTCTCATATTCGCCGGAGCGCGAGAAATAGATCGCGTTGGGGTGGTTGTTCGTCCGCGCGAACAGCAGCCGCTGCTGGAAGAAGCCGACCGTCGAGGGATAGTCGTTCGAGGTAGCAAATGGCGTCTGCCCCTGCACCGGCCCGACCGAATAGTCGGGACCGATATTGTCGTCGCGGAACGAGAGTTGCGTCGTCGTCCCGATATAGCCGAAATCGCCGGTGTTTTCGGCTTTGTAGATGATGTAGCGGGTCGCCGCCGGCGGGCCCGTCACCGCGCTCCACGAGATGGTGTTGTAATTCTTGACCAGGTTCAGGTCGTTGTTCGCGGTCACGCCCGACGAGGGGCGGCTTTCCTGGCCGGTCACGTCATCCACGGCGGAGACGCAGTAAACCGCGTCCCTCGGGTAGAAGCTCGCTCCGGAATTGGGCGCGTCGGTGTTCGGCTGTGTGACGGTGGCCGTGACGCTCGTGGGGGTGGTGAGCGTCGGCGCGAAGGTGATCGCCGAGAACGTCCAGTCGGTGTGCGACGCGCGCACCAGCTTGTAGGGCGCATAATTGATCTGCGCGAGGTACATCGTCTCGGCCGACTGAGCATGATCGAGGTCGGCCAGCTGAGCACCGGCATAGGGCGACCACGAGCGGTAGATGCGCGATACGCTCATGGGATCCATCCGCCGCGCGGGCCGGCCGCGTCGCCGCCATCGACCGGATCCTCGTCCTGATAACCTCCGCCCGTCCCGGTCGGCGGCGGTGCGGTAGGCGTCGGCGTGGGGGTAGGCGCCGGAGTCGGGGTCGGGGTCGGCGGCGGTGCGCTGTTCACCGCGCCATCGGAGCCAGTGAACGTCGAGAAGCCAGTCGTGTTGATGTTGACGGTGAAATTGTTGGCATCGACCACGCTCATCACCTTGCCGATGAGGCCGTTGATCTGGGTCATGCCCGTGATCTTTTGGAAATAGACCTGCTCGCCGACGACGTAGCCGTGGTAGGCAACCGTGATCTTGGCGTTGCTCGCCTTGGTGATTGCCGTGACCTTCAGCGCCGTTTCGAGCACGAGGCCGCCGAACGCGGCGAGGCGCATGTAATATTCGCCGAGCTCCAGCACATAAGCCTGCTCGAGCGAGAACTGGAACGGGAGCAGCCGCACCGGGTGCGTCGCGTCATAGACCTCCGCGACGAGGTGCGTCCCCGGCCGCTTCGTCAGCCCGCCATATTTCTTGACGAGGACATTGTTGGCCGTCCTTACCGCCGACTGGTAGGAACCGACGTCGATTCGCGCGACCAGCTCTTCGGCGATCTCGCCCTTGCTGAAATTGACGCCAGCGACCCTCACCGGCGCGCCATCGCCACTTCATCGACGAATGGCGCGTCTCTCTTGGGATAGCGGTTCAAATCGTCGGCCATGGCCCGGCGCTTGGCCGCCTCATGCTGCTGGACGAGATCGCCCTTCATCGCGCGGTTGTCGAGAATCGTGATCGCGAGGCGGGAGGCCAGGTCGAGCACGAGCGCGCGCCGGAACATCGCCGGCCACAGCGCCTCGTCCGGATTGTTGGTCGAATATTCCCAGACCGCGCTCGCGACGTTGGTGTAGATGGTCGTGCCGTCGAACACGAAATCGGTGGCGTAGTAGGGCGGCCTCGGGAAATCGTACGGCCAGGGGTAATAGACCCCGACGGGCGGTGTGCCGACAGCGTAAACGACCTTGCCCGGAACTCCCATGTCCGCCGGTGCCGCATAGGCGTAGAGCCATTCGTCGGAACGGTCGTTGAGCGTCAGCAGGGCGAGCGAAACGCGCTTCTTCGCGAAGGCCCATTCGTGGCATTGCAGGAGCGTGCTCAGGCAGTCGTCGTAATGCTGCGCGCAGGCGTCTGCTTCTGGCGTGCCGTCGTCGATCGAAACGATGGTCGGTGCCCTGATCTCGGCGAGAGCCTGGTTGCAAACGCTGATGCTGGCCATCTCAGGAACTCGCCATCAGGCCAGCGGCGATGAGCTTCGCCAGAAGCGCGTTGAAATCGCTGACGAGCGTCGCCACGTCGGCCGCCGTGCTGTTGGCCTGATGCGTCGCCTTGGGGAAGATCGAAAGTTGGGGGATGGCCTGCCCGCGATGCTGCGGGCCGTTCGAAAACGGCGTGATATGCCGGCTACGTTCGCTGGTCATGCGGCAGGGCTACGGGCTTCGGCGCGGACCTTGAATCGCGGAAACCCCGGCGGCAGGGGGACCGCCGGGGCCTTCACCCCTCCCGGATTGGAGAGATTACTTTGAGGACTTCTGCGTTTTGCCCTGCTGCTTCGTCTCCGAAGCCGCTTCCTTGCGCTCGTCCTGCGTCACCGCCGCGTCGGCGCCGACAGGCTGTACTGCGGGCTCGTCGCCCACCGCCGGCGTAATCAGGCGGGCGGTGCCTGACTGCTGCGTACCAGGCGCGATGCCCTGCGGATTCGGAGCGTCCGGAGCGTGAGGCGCAACTGCGGCGATCGGCGTCTCCACGACCGGTTCGTCCGCCTTGGCGGACTTCGCCTCAAGGCCCGGCGTCTTGGGACCAAACTTGTCCACGCCAAGCGCATCGAGGTCGACGGCCGCATCTTCGCCCTTGAGATGAAGAACGCCGTTGATGAACACGGGCCGGTCGCCGACCACGGTAGCACGAGTGATCTTGTCAGCCATTGGTCAGGACTCCTTAAAAGCCGGTATTCGCCGGGAACGTGGTGTTGCTATCGCTGTCCATGACGATGCCGCCGTTGACGGTGCCGGCCGTGTGGGTGCCGACAGTCACGAACTGCAGACCGAGGTAGCGTTTGCTGGTCTTCGGCAGTGCGATGTCGACGAGCGAGGCACCCGCGGTCAGCGATGCTTCGGCGATCACCGCTCCGGTCGCAATGACCGTCGGCGAGGAAAGGTCGCTGTTCGCGGACTCGATCACGTTCGTCTGGAGCGAAGTACCGCCGGTGAAGGCGGTGCCGACATTGGCGACAACGCGAAGCTGGCGACCACGCCCGATGTCGCGCGCGATGCCCATGTCGTAGGCGTTGGTCGAAACCTGCGTTCCCGTGGTGACCGCCTGGGCGTCCGAAAACTTGGCCTGTGCGTCGGTAATCATGTCAGTGTCCCTTCCCTAAGCTCAAACCACGCGGGCTTCGTTGACGTTGAGAGCATCGACGCGGCGGATCGGAATGCCGTCGAACGCAACGACCTTGCGGCCGCCAAATTCCTCCCACGACAAGAAGGCGTTCTTCTTGTTCGTGAGCTGCCGACGGAGCATCGTGGTGATGTTGCGCGGTGCGTAGAAGGCGGCCTTGCCATTGAGGTTCTGGACGCGCTCGGCGGCCTGGATCATCAAATCCTGAAGGTCGGCGCCGGTCGCCATGTCCTTGGTCAGGTCGGAGCGATCGATGTTGGCGATGCGGACGACGTAGCGGTAATCCTTGATGCTGAGACCGCAATTCCACTCGAAGTGATCGCGGTAGCCCATGTAGGGATTGCCGGAAGCGTCGTAGAGCACGGTCCCGCGCGGGAAGCCGTCGTCGCCTGCCGTCACGTCGCTGGCGTCCTCGTGGAACAAGCCCGCCTTCGTCCCCTTCGGATAGATGCCGCGGACCTTCATCGGATCCCAGACGACGAGCCAAATGGAATAATTGTCGGTGCCGGTTCCGCCGGCGTCGATGATGTTCTGGCCCGTGGTGGTATTGCCCGAGATCGCGTTGAAGCGGGGGGCAAAGCCGGTGAATGCCTTGGGCGATGCGGCCGCGTTGCCGTAGAAGAGGTTGGTGGTGAACGCCTGGTTCATCGCCTCCATGAAAGCGGCCGCCTCGGACAGGCGGAACTGCGCCACGTCGCCGGAAAGGATGGCTTCCTTGCGGTCGACCTCGGAGAAGCCTTCCAGCATGGCCGCGCCTTCGTCGAACTGGCTGACCTGGCTCTTGGAGCGCGGCACGCCTTCGTTGAGGGCGCGGAAGCTGACGCCGGGCAGGCCAGCGCGGACGGTCGTGCGATCGCCGGTCGGCAGATTGCCCTCGACCCAGGTGATGTCGTCGAGGACTTCGTTCTCCTGGTTCAGGAGCTCCGCAATCCGCGCGATTTTGCCGTCGGGGTCGAGCCGCTTGGCGATGTCGACCAGAGTGACGACCGTGTTGCCGAGAACTGCCATTGTCTAAACTCCCTTCCCTCAGCCCTTCGGGCCGTAAAAAAGCTCTGCGTCTGATTTCTTGCCGCGCCCGCCCTGATCCCCGCGCGGGAAACTCGCGTCCTCGGCGATCACGCTGCCGACCTTGGCGACGAACCGGATCATGTCGGGATGATTGCCGAGCCCGCTATCATCGAGCAGGTTGCGAAGCGGCGAGCCTTTCGGGAAACCGAGCGTGTCGAGCGCCTTGGCCGCCGTCTGCAGCGTGCCGTCCCATTTCGCGCCGCCGATTTCCGGATCGGCCTTGGCTTCCTCGAGCCACGCTTTGCGTTGCTCCGCGATGCCGCCGATCAGCTCCTGGTCGCGCTGCTCGACAATGCGCTTGGCAAACTGGCCGGCGACCGGAATGAGCTTCTGCGCCTGCTCGTTCGACAGGCCCAATTCCTTGAACACGGGCGTAGCCGCGGCGACCGCCTCGGGATCGAGCTTGTCGAAGCCTTCGGGCGGGGTCAGCTCGTAGGTCTCGGGAACGTTGGGTTTCGGAGCGGCATTCGGGTCCGCATTGGGATCGGCGCCCGGATCGGGGTCGCCATTGCCAAGCGCGGTCGGCTCGGCGGGCGGGTCCGCCGGAGGATCGCCAGCAGGCGCGGGATCGGCAGGCGGGTCACTCGGCGCTGGAGTCGCCGGCGGGTCCGTCGGGTCTGATGTCGGAGTAGGGGTCGGTTCGTCTGCCACTTGCGGTCCTTTCAGAGGGTGGGGATTGCGCTTCTTCGCGAAGCAACTGAATCAGCGTGAGCGTTGGATTGCCGCTGCTTCCCTGGACTGGCTGTGCCGCTTCCAGGAGGCGAAGAATTTCTAACCCCAGGCTCCTGCGCCCATTCTCGTAGAAGGTGCGCTGATCGGACCCGTTGGCCGTGGCCGCGAATATCCCGGCCATTTGAATCACGCGCAACAACAATCTGCGGAAGCCAGGACGCTCCATCAGGTCGAAGAGATCGGCCTTCTCCTGGTCGGTGAGGTTCATTCGTCCTCCGCCTCGACCAGCATCCGGTGCTCATGGCGGCGCATCGCGCCGATCATCAGCGAACGGTTGTGAATCTCTGACCGCGCCAGCCACGGGAACCCGTCGCGGGCTATCGCCGTAATCGCGATCATCGAAAGCTTGCCGGCGCGCGCCTCCGCGAGGGCTTTCTCAAGGCAGTCGATCACCCCGGGGTTGGCAGGCTCAAGCGGAATTTCGCGAATATCCGGCTTCATACGCGCCCGACGATTTTGAGCGCCCGGCAGAATGCTTCGAACCACACAGCCGACGGCGGGATCATCACCAACAGACCGGGAAATGCAGTTGGCCGAATCCGCGC